CCCGCGGTTCTCTTTCACCACCAAACGAATCAAGAAGGCATTGAGATGGCTCAAGACGGTACAACTAGGCTCCAATTGGTTCAAACAGGCTCAGATCGGCTCACACAGGTTTTGGAGCCTATTCCAGAGACGCTTTATGGCTCCGTAACTCCCAGAATCCACTCCAGACTGCGCCCAGACTTGCCTACGATCGGTCAGGAGCTTATCGACTTCTCCAATTCGATCGGATTCCCGCTTATGCCATGGCAGGAATGGCTGGCACTTGAGGCGCATCGGGTCAAGCCTGACGGTCGATGGTTACATCCGCTCGTCCAGCTTGTTGTAGCTCGTCAGCAAGGTAAGACGACTTTCATGAAACAGCGGATCTTGATGGGACTATTTGAGTGGGACAACAAGCTGCAAATCGGAACAGCCCATCGATTGACGACATCTCTCGAGACTTTTCGGGATCTCGTTCAGACAATCGAATCAAATGACGGATTGGCTAAACAAGTTAAGAGAATCCGGTGGGCCCATGGTTCCGAAGAGATCGAATGCTTAAATGGAAATCGGTACATGGTCAAAGCTGGCGCTTCAGCTGCTCGCGGTATCTCAAAGCCATCGACTGTCCACATCGATGAGACTCGAGAGCTCAAGGATGAGACGACTTGGGCTTCGCTTCGATACACGATGATGGCGGCAGAAAATCCTCAGCTCTGGTCGTACTCGAATGCTGGCGATCAACACAGTCTTGTCTTAAATCAAATTCGGGAACGCGGTATCGGCGCAGCTGGTGGATCTAGCGATGACATCGGTTATTTTGAATGGTCAAGTGATTACGACAAGATCGACGATTCCCCTAAATTCTGGGCTGGGGCTGCGATGGCAAATCCAGCGCTTGGTCATACCGTACACATCGACAATTTGCGAGCTGTGATGAATGATCCGGCGGATGTCGTCCGCACCGAAGTCTTGTGCCGATGGGTGCAGACGATCAGCTCTGCGATTCCAGCTGGCGAATGGGCTGACTGTGGAATGGATGGCTACGAAGTCGATCGAGAAAAGACTGTGTGGTTCGGGCTCGATTGTTCACCGGATCGCCGCGATGCAGCTCTGGTACTAGCGCAGCAAATATCCGAAGGTGAATTCTTCGTCAAGCTTCTTCGCACATGGCACAATCCGATTTCGCTCGATGATAAAGCTATTGCCAATGACATCGCAGAGCATTTTCAAGAATATCCTGTCGAAGTTATCGCGTACAGCCGCCGAACATCTTCAGCGATCGCCGCTAGACTTCAGCCAGCCGGAATCCCAATCGCCGACATAGACGGGGCTCTTTACGGTCAATCTTGCGACGAACTTTTGGGAGCTATAACATCGAAGAGATTACGCCACGGAAATCAAGCGGAGCTGACGAAACAAATTCTTTCAGCGGCTCGACTTCCATTTGGCGATGGTGGATGGACGATTGGACGGAGAGCTTCTCAATCGACTGTCTGCGCGACGGTTGCATCTGCACTCGTCACACATTACGCGACACGCCCAGAGACGGATCTTGATATTATGATCGGGTAGTGGTATCGGTTCCCTAAAATTACCGCCATGGGTCTAAAAGATTTATTCGTCACCGCTAAACAGCCAATCGCTGAAACGATGATCGATGCTTCATTGGCTCCGGTCAATTCGATTGATTCAATCGGTGCTCCATTCTTCGGCGGCGTTCAAAGCGCATCACGATCCGAAGCGATGGGCGTTCCCGTAATAGCTCGCGCCAGAGGAATTATCTGCTCGACCGTAGCTTCGCTGCCATTGGAAACTAAAGTCAAAGAGACTGGCGAAACGGTTCCATCTTTTCGTGTAATTCATCAACCGGATCCACGAATTACCGGTGCGGAATTCTGGTCTTGGATTGCGGAAGATTTGCTTTTCCGTCCAGCCGCTTATGCTGCTGTTACTGCTAGATATGCAGACACGGGAAGAATTCAAGCGATGGAAAGAATTGCGCCTGAACGCGTTGGAATCTTTACAAATTCAAATGGAACGCAGATTGAAAGCTATACCGTTGATGGCGTACCAATTGCAGCCGATCAACTTGTCGTCTTCGGAAACATGCAGGAAGGTTTATTGAATCGCGCTGGTCGTACAGTTCGCGCAGCTCACGCACTCGAAAAAGCCGCTTATGATTTCGCGCTAAATCCAATTCCACAGATTGTCTTGTCATCCAATGGCGTACAACTTCCGAAAGATCGCGTTGCTTCACTCATCAACGCTTTCAAAAATAAAGCTTCAAAAGCTGTCACATTCTTAAACGCAGACATCAAGATGGACACGATTGGCTACGATCCAAAAAATCTTCAAATGAATGAAGCTCGCCAATACCTTGCACTCGAGCTCTGCCGCGCCATCGGATTACCAGCATGGTTCGCATCCGCTGATCCATCATCAATGACTTATTCAAACGCAGTAAATCAGCGCCGCGATTTGATTGACTTCTCAATTCGTCCGGTGCTCACAATCATCGAGCAGCGCTTATCACTTACAGATTTCACGCCAGCTTCTCAATATATTCGCTACGACCTAGATGATTTCTTGCGCGGCAATCCGTACGAAAGAGCGCAAGTGTACGAAATTCTAAACCGCATCGGTGCGATGACCATCGATGAAATCAGAGAAGAAGAGGACATGATCGGATGAAGCTAACCACTCCAATGACAATCACCGCGGCAGATTCGGAGTCGCGCACAATTACCGGACGCATTGTGGCATTCGAAGAAGCTGCAAATGCATCGACTGGAAAAGTCGTATTTGCAAAAGGATCGATCGAGCCAAAAGATGTTTTTCTAAATCTTGAACACGATCGCACTCGTCGAATCGGTAAGACGATGTCAATGTCACTCGATGGCGATGGCGCTATCAATGCAACATTCAAGATCGCTAACACAACCGCCGGAACTGACGCGCTTGTCGAAGCGATGGACGGATTGCGCGATGGCTTCTCGATTGAACTTGCTGTCGATGATTACATTCAAGAAAAGAATGGAACTATGCGCGTTCTAGCTGGAGAACTTACGGGCGTCGCACTTGTCAGCGAACCCGCTGTCCGATCTGCTCGCGTCGCTGAAGTAGCCGCCACCGAAGGCGAAGAAGATTCTGAATCTGCATCCGTAGATCCAGAAGAAACACCACAACCAACAACAGAAGGAGACGAAGTGGATAACACCGTCACAAACGCGGAAACCGTCGAGACGGTCGAAGCCGCACAGTCAGTAACAGCCGCTAGCAGCACCGGCGTCTTTACATCAAAGCCACGATTGGATTTCTCAGCGCCTAAGCAATTAGAAATGACAATCAGAGCGACACTTGGATCAGATGAGGCTCGCGCTTATGTTGCAGCCGCAGCGGATACCACAGACAACGCAGGTCTAATCCCAACACGCCAGCTCACAACGGTAATCAACGGATTAGCAAATAACACAAGAAGCGCAATTGATGCGATCACGACAGGCGTTCTCCCTGACGCTGGAATGTCTTTTGAGATTCCTAAGATCACAACACTTCCAACAGTCGCAGAAACAGCTGAAGCCGGAACACCATCAAATACAGATCAGGCTTCATCATTCGTCACAGTATCGGTTAAGAAATACGCTGGACAACAGCAATTCTCAGTCGAGCTTTTCGATCGTTCCTCACCATTGTTTATTACGGAATTGATGAACAACATGGCTGCGCAATATGCAAAAGCAACAGATTTAGCTGTGTACACAGCACTAGCTTCTGGCGCGACAGCCGATGCAACAACACTCACGACTTATCCAACAGCTTCAGAGCTGCTCGGATTCGTTTCACGCGGCGCGGCATCCGTGTATTCAAACACACAGGGATTCGCTCGCAACATTCTCGCAAACACATCACAATGGGCAAATCTCATGACACTTAATGACAGCGGTCGTCCAATTTACATGGCTGCACAGCCATCAAATGCCGGCGGCGTTGTTCGTCCAGATAGCATCCGCGGAAATGTTGCGGGACTTGATCTCTATGTCACAGCAAATGTTCCATCTGCAAATGACACAGACAAAGATGATTCAATGCTAATCATCAACCCAACCGCATACACATGGTATGAATCACCAACATATCAGCTTCGCGCTGATGTAATCGCTTCAGGAGAAATTCTTGTCGCGATGTATGGCTACGGCGCAATCGCAACGAAAATCGGTGCAGGCGCATTTGGTATCAACAAGACCTGATCCATACTAAATAACTAATCATGAGCCGATTCGCTCCCGAGTCGGCTCAGCAGTAGAAAGGGAAGAGCTCATGTCTCTAGTAACTCCGTCACAGCTTCGTTCTGTGCTAGGCGTGAGCTCTTCTCTCTACAATGACGCATATCTTGAAAAGATTATCGACACAGCCGAGCTTGTAATTCTGCCGCTGCTTGTCTCTTATTCTTCGGCGGTTACTGGAAGACGCATTCAATCAAATGTCGCAACTTTAGAAACGAACACTCCACACAATTACATCGTGGGATCAAGCGTTGTCGTTGCAAATGTTGATGCCACATTCAACGGCACTTACACAGTCACAGCTGTCGATGACGAATATCTTTTTTCTTATGCGAAAACAAATGCGGACATAAATCCAAATGCAGTTATTCCACACGGTGACACTTATCTTTCAGGCAAAGATGCAGCCACAATCTACGCATCAAATCCAGCTGTGTACGAAGCAATCATCGTCGTATCGGTTGAAGTATTCCAATCGATCACAGCTGCCGGCGGACAGATCGAAGGCGTTGATTTTCAAGTGACGCCATACAGAATGGGTCGCTCACTCTTGAATCGAGTAATCGGCATACTTGGAAAGTCACTTGATACCGGAGCGATGCTGGCATGACCGCATCATCGATCGCGGTAAATGTTCGAGGCGCTCTTAAGACAGCGATTCAGAATGTAGCTGCTAACACTTACGATTCCGTACCCGAAGCGCCGATTGTGCCATTTGCAGCTGTCGTCCCGAATACGCCATACCTTGAAGCCAATCTGATTGGCACATCAACTCGAGTAAAGATCAATCTTGTCATTACCGTCGGAGTCGCTATGTACTCCAACGCGTCAGCGCTCGACAACATCGAGAAGCTAATCATGAGCATTCTGGCGGTTATTCCGTCAGGTTACACGGTGGGATCCGTGTCAAATCCTGTCCCAATGTCGATCGGAGCTTCGGAAATTCTGATGTCCGAGATCGAACTTTCAACCCAATACACCCAAACTAATTAGGAGTAATTATGCCAACGACCGTCATCACCGGACGCGATCTTGTTTTGACGATCGCCACCGTAAATTACGACGCACAAGCCACATCTGTCTCACTTGAAGCCGACCATGTTATCGAGACTTATCAGACACTCGATGGTCGCGCTTACAAGGCGATCGATGACAGCTGGACACTTAATGTCGAAATGCTTGCAGACTGGGGCGCAGCTTCATCACTCTGCGAATCACTCTGGACAGCCACAGAATCAGCGCCCAACACAACTCTGGCAGCATCGCTCACAGCTGTGACTGGCGCGGTATTCGCTTGCAATATCTTGCCTACATTTCCAAATGTCGGCGGTTCAGCGCCAGACGCGCAGACAGTCTCGCTATCATTTCAAGTAGTGGGAACACCAACCGAAACATTCAGCTAAAAGATAGGAAATCGGGAGCATGAAAACAGGAATCACAATTACATATTTCTCAGGAGATTCGGAATCATTCACCGCATCGACACCGGAATTCGTTAAGTGGGAACGCAAAACAGGCTTGAAGGTTACACAGCTCGGCGACAATGTCGGACTCGATGATCTTCTTTTCTTGGCTTACAACGCGAAGAAGCGAGAGCTTGCAGGGCAGCCCATCAAGCCATACGAAATCTGGTGCGATACGGTGGATGACATTCGATCCGAGGAAGTGGATAGCCCAAAAGCTACGCCGCCGGAAGCCTAAATCGGGTATTGGTTGAACTCGCAATAGCGACAGGGATACCAATGAAAGAATGGGAAACGGCGGAGCAGATTTACACCGCGATCGAGATACTGGAGAAAAGGAATGGCAAATGAAGCCAAACAGGGGCGATTTGAAATCACCGTCGATCCTGTCGAATTCCGAAATCTGATTGGATTACTCAACGCGCTCGACAAAGATACTCAAAATGAAATTAGATCAAAGGCGCTGCCATTATCTCAGCGGCTCGCTGGTCAGCTTCTTATGTTTAGCCAATCTGCTCCATCGCCACAGGCGAAGCTTGTCGCTCAATCGATTGCAGCCAAAAGAGATCGCTTGATTCGGGTTGATATTGGTGGTACAAAGCATGTCGGTCGCAAATACGGCGGCGAACAATCAAAGTCCGGTAAAGGTAAAAAAGTGCGCCAGCAATCCGCTCCAGCTGGTGCGTTGCTCTGGGGATCTGAATTTGGATCTCATCGAGGCGTCGATAGTGCTGGACGCGCTTACACAAACAGATTCAAAGCTGCCTACAACAAGCGCGGCTATTGGATGACTCCAGCTGTCGATTACTACACGCCAATCGTTGCGCGTGAGTATGCTCAAATGGTTCAAGATGTCGTTAAGAAATTGAGGCTCGACTAATGGCTGGTATTCCAAAGGTCAAGATTACCTTCGACGCAGACTTCGATCAATTAAAGCGTGGCGTCAAAGGCGCGGAGCAAGAAGTTCAAAGCTTCGGCGACAAGATGGGCAAATTTGGCAAGGCGGCAGGAGTCGCATTTGCCGCCGCTGGTGCAGCTGCGCTTGCTTATGCTGGCGTACTTCTTAAACAGGGCGTCGAATCAGCGATCGCGGACGAACAAGCTCAGGCTAAATTAGCGACCACATTACAAAATGTTACAGGCGCGACGGATGCTCAGATCGCAGCGGTCGAAAATCAGATTCTTCAGACTTCCTTATTAACAGGGCTCACCGATGACGCGCTTCGTCCGAGTTTCGAAAGACTCATTCGAGCCACGAAAGATTCTGACGCAGCTCTAAAACTCCAATCCGTCGCCATCGATGTTGCCGCGGGATCGGGTAAATCTCTCGAAGCTGTAACAAATGCGATGGCTCGCGCAGCGGAAGGAAATACCGGAGCGCTTGCAAGATTAGGCGTCGGACTTACAGCGGCACAGCTTAAAACGATGTCAATGGACGAAATCACGAAGCAACTTGCTACAACATTCGGCGGACAAGCTGCGGTTCAGGCAGACACATTCTCGGGCAAGATGGCTCGTCTTCGCGTTGCATTTGATGAAGGAAAAGAAACGATAGGATCTTTCGTCCTAGACGCACTCACTCCGATGATTAACACAGTCGTGAATACTGTGATTCCAGCGGTTGCAGGATTTATCGATTCAGTCGGTGGAAAAGAAGGATTGACATCTGCGTTCAAGACTTACATCGATCTCATTAAGAATATCTTTCAGCCTGTACTTGAAGGGTTCAAATTTGCATTCGATCAGATCAAAGCTGCGGTCTTAGCTAACAAAGACGAATTCACAGCTCTTTTCAAATTCCTCAAAGACTTCGTTGCGCCATTTCTGGGTGGCGTCTTAAAGCTTGCGATTCAAGGCGTCGGGTTAGCCTTGGGCGTCATCATCAACACAGTCGGAACCTTGATTACTGGATTCCAATCACTCTTCGGAATTATCAAAAACGTGGTCGGAGCAATCCAATCCCTGATTTCGTTGGTGGCTAACAATTCAGCGGTCAAGGGAATCAGCGGCGCGATCAGCTCTGCATTTGGTGGATTTCGCGCCGAAGGTGGTTCAGTCTCAGCTGGCAAATCTTATGTCGTAGGCGAGCGCGGCGCGGAAATGTTCGTCCCACGCAGTAGCGGAACGATCATTCCAAATGGCGGAATGGGCGGATCGACTTTCAATATCACGGTCAATGGTGCGATCGATGCCGAAGGTACAGCTCGCACGATCGTCGATGTACTCAATCGATCAAATGCTCGCGGCACATTAGGCGCAAATAGGTTCGCTCTCGTATGACAATCTGGACACCTACTTGGAGCGTTGAGATCGATGGCGTGGAGTATAAGGATGTGTCTCTCGCCAATCTAAATTTAGCCGCTGGGCGTAATGATATTTACACTCAAGCCATCGCTGGGTATTGCAATCTCACTCTCATCAATCTTGATGACTCCGGTATCGCTCCGACAATCAATTCAGGCGTGACTGTCTATGTCAATGACTCGACTGGCACTCCCGTCGCTCTTTTCGGTGGATCGATCACAGACATCATCGTGGGCGTTCAATCTGGCGGATCTATTGGCATCACTCAGACGATCTCGATCACAGCTCTGGGAGCTCTTTCAAGGCTTCCAAAGGTACTCACTCAGGGCGTACTGGTAAAAGAATTAGACGGTGAGCAGATTTACAGCGTACTCGAAGGGATTCTGTACGGCGCTTGGAACGAAGTACCGGCGGCGCTGACTTGGGCTGCCTACAATCCGACGACAACTTGGGCGAATGCTCAAAACTCTGGCTTGGGTGAAATCGATGCAGGAAATTATGAATTGCATCAACGATCATCATCGGTCACGGATGCTTACTCACTTGTCGCGGCTCTAGCGACTTCGGGACTCGGATATCTGTATGAGAATGCTTCGGGTCAAATAAGCTATGCGGACAGCACTCATCGCAGCACTTACCTAGCGGCAAATGGCTATGTGGATTTAAGCGCCAATGACGCATTTGCTTCGGGACTTCAGCTGGCGACCAGATCAGGCGATGTTCGAAATTCGATTACGATTCAATATAAAAACAATCAACAGGTGTCAGCATCCGAACAAGATTCAATTGATGTCTATGGAACTTTAGCTCAATCGATCCAGACAACCCTTGAACACACAGCGGACGCCACAGCTCAGGCGGCATTCTATTTAGGGCTAAGAGCTTATCCACGGGCTAACTTCAACCAAATTTCATACCCTATCGGATCGCCAGAATTGGACGATTCCGATCGAGATAATCTGCTCAACGTATTCATGGGTATGCCTGTGACGATCAATGATCTCCCGCTTAATATGGGACAAAAATTTCAAGGCTTCGTTGAAGGCTGGCAAATGCAAGCTGGTATCAATTCACTCACAATTTCCATGTATCTGACTCCAACCGAATTCTCACTTCAGGCGATGAAGTGGAACGATGTGAGTGGCGCGGAGGCTTGGAATACCTTATCGAATACACTTATCTGGGACGACGCGTTCATCGTCGCTTAAAGGAGACAAAATGGCAACAACAACGCCCAATTTCGGCTGGACGGTTCCGACATCGACGGATCTTGTCAAAGACGGTGCAACAGCAATCGAGACACTTGGAGACGGAATCGATGCATCGTTCGTCGATCTCAAAGGTGGAACTACCGGTCAAGTCTTATCAAAGGCATCAGGTACGGATCTAGATTTCACTTGGGTCGCGCAAGACGATTCAAACGCAATCCAAAATGCAATTGTCGATGCTAAAGGTGATCTGATCGCGGCAACAGCAGCCGATACTCCAGCGCGATTGGCAGTAGGCACAAATGGTCAGGTTTTAACTGCTGATTCAACAGCAGCGACTGGCTTAGCCTGGGCAACTCCTACTAGTGGCGGAATGACTTTATTGAACTCCGGTGGAACAACTCTTTCAGGTGCTTCTACTTCAATTAGCATTACCGTAACAGGTTACACATCTTTAACAATTTACATAAAAGATGCTTATGCATCAGTAGATGATGTAACTGCAACAATGAGAATCAATGGCGATTCGGGATCTAACTATGCTTCAAACATTATTATCTATGAAGGAAACGTTGTTTCGGGCCTACAAAGTTCCGCGACTACAAGCGTTGGAAAGATTTTCCAGCAATTACCAAGTACTGATACCGTCTTATACAAAGGCAATGCCAAGATTGATATTTTCCAACCAACCGCAACAAATAATTTTGGTATAATTTGGCAAGGTATGTCTGCAAAGAATTCTGGAATTACAGGCTCGGTGGTAGGCACAGCAAATTACAACGCCAGCGCAGCCATTACAGCAGTCTCATTTTTTCCTAGTTCAGGCAACTGGTCTGGCGGAACAGTCTATGTATATGGAGTCAAATAATGAAGCTACAGATTAATGTTGATGGCGTATTGCGCGATATGACTGCTGAAGAAGTTGCCCAACACGAACTTGATCAAATTGAAGCGGCAAGAATCAAAGATGAAGAGGCAAATAAGGCAACTGCTAAAGCCGCAATTTTACAACGTCTTGGAATTAGCGCCGATGAAGCATTGATTTTGCTGTCATGACTTATCCAACCGGTACAGCCGCAAAAGCTCTTGAGATTGCAATTGCCGAAATCGGTACGATTGAAGAAGGCGACAATCTGACGAAGTATGGAAAATTTACAAAAGCCGACGGTCTGCCGTGGTGCGGCTCATTCTGCAATTGGGTTCTGGCACAAGCTGGAGTCAAGGTTCATTCAGTAGTTTCGACAGCTGTCGGAGCGCATAAATTCAAGGAGATTTCACGGTGGCATGAGATACCGGCAATCGGTGATCTTGCGTTCATGGACTTTCCACACGACGGAGTCGATCGGATCTCCCACATAGGAATTGTCGCTGGCATCGATGGGAAGTCGATAGTGACCATCGAAGGCAATACATCCGGCAGCGGCGATCAGCGCAACGGTGGAATGGTAATGGTTAAACGCCGCACGATTGGCAAGGAAGTGGTCGGCTTCGGTCGTCCAAAATATGTGCCATACAAAGGCGAATATCCAATCATCGAAGTCGAAGCGCCGAAGAAATCTATTCTCAAGAAAAAGGAGAAAAAATGAAAGACATCAAAGCTTTAGCAGCTTCATGGGCGCGTTCATTCTTAGCAGCTGGAATCGCTGTGTACATGGCTGGCGTTACAGATCCAAAAGCAATCGCAGGAGCGGGACTCGCTGCGATTCTGCCGGTGATGCTGCGTTACCTAAATCCCAACGACGCATCTTTCGGGTTAAAGGGGAAGTGACTCGGAAGCTACTTCAGGCAGCCTTAGCACTTAGCCTTACTCTAGGGCTGTCTGGATGTGGTCAATATCAAGGATGGACAAGATATGAATGTCAGCTCTTCGAAAACTGGAAAGAGCCTGAATGCAATCCGCCACAATGTAAAGTTCAGGGAATCTGTACTTCGGACATACTTGGAGGAAACTTCGATGAGCAGCAAACCGACCAGACGACTAACGAATGAACAACTCAAAGCAAGACTCATCGTCTTCATCGGAGTCTGTCTTGCGATGGTGTTCGCACTCTCAGTCTTGGGAATGCTTTACGCTCTCATATTCGTCACGCAGCCCATCGGGGCTCAAGCTCCGAATGACAAAGCTTTCATTGACATCCTCACGACGCTCACGGTATTTCTCACAGGAGCTCTCGGATCTGTCCTTGCATCAAACGGACTAAAGGATAAACCGAGCGAAAAGCGATCCGACACGCCCAAAGACACGCAGGATTCTTGACGATGTCAGCTGATTCGGTCACTCTGTACGCAGGGAGCGAAGTTCAGTAGCTCTCTGGATCGGGAGCAAAGATGTACGCATTTCAGGAAGTAGCGATGTGGATGCTATTTGGAGTCTTTACAGGCTTCATGGCCGGGTACGCTATTGGAAGAAAAGAAGGCAAGCGCGAAGGATTTATTCGCGGCAGGATTGCAGCTAATAGAAAAGCGGAGTACCGCGACTAATGGGATTCTTAGACAATTACGAGACGGTCAATCAAAAAGTAATCAGACTCCATGCCACTTACCCAACCAACCGCATCGAGACATCGATCATTGATTGGAATTCTGAAAAGGGTTACATTCTGATCGAGTGCCGGATATATCGAAATTACGAAGACGAAAAGCCCGCGGCGATCGATTATGCCCACGGAATGGTCGGCGCTTACAACCCGCAAATGAAA